CATCTCTAAGAATTCCAATAAGTACTTCTTGCTTTCTTTCAATCTCAACCATCTCTTCTGCAAGTTCTTTGTTCTCAAGAAGACCAGCCTTCTGAAGCATTTCAATTCTAGATTTTTCAATATCCATAACAAGTTTAATAGCCTGAGTTTTTGCACTAAGATTATTAGTCAAACCAGATTCATCAATAACTTCATAAGCCTTTGTTATAAGTTTACTATAGTGTGTGTCTGCTCCAGCAAGAGCCTCTTTAGCACGGGCACGAATAGCATCATTGGCAGAAGCCATGACCTTCCACTCATTAATTAATGCAACAACACGAGTTCTTGGCATATCCAAGTCTTTAGAAATTTTAGTTGGATCTTGACCTTTAAGGTATTCAGTAACAACCTTGTTTACTTCATCAAGGTGTTCTACTAGGTCTATTTCACTTGACATTATATTTACCCTCTAGTCTATTTATTTCATCTTTAATATAGAAGATTGCTTTTTCAAGATCTTGAATTGTTTTTGCTTCATCCTTAAGCCCTGCTCTCCAAAGATACTTAAAGGCATTGCCAATATTAAAGTTACGATGTCTTGTTATTTGAATACATTCAACACCTGAAGGGTCTGTTGTATAGTGTAGTGGATGATTAACTTGATCAACCGTAATGGTTAACTCTGTATGCTCACTCATCTGGTTCATCATCTTCCCAGTCAAATGCTTCTGGTAATCTCTTTAATGCTGTAAGGACATAAGTTATTCCAACGGCACCAGCAATACCGATTCCAATTAAAACCTTTTGCGCTTTATTCATCTTCGTGACTTCCTTAATCCAAATTTAGCAAGATAAACATAGATTGTCTCTACGCTTGCCCCGCACTCTTTTGCAATATCTTCTGGAGATTTTTTATCCATAAGATATCTCTTACGAAGCCAAACCTCTGATGTATATAGTTTACCAGCCATAGTGTTATTTGTCAACCTCACGCTCAAGAACTTCATAGTCATAGGCATTTGAATCTTCAAGAATCCATTTATCGTAACTTTCTACGTCCCACTTTTTTGTATTAATCAATCTTGGTATTAATAGATCTGTCTTTGTTACAAATGATGGTTCTTTTAGTCTTACCCTGTTGTTTGGCTGTATTGCAAAATTACCATCATCTCTTTGAATCACATGTCCACATTTATGTTGACCTGGATTTTCAGAGTATCCATCATCTAGGATATTTGTTTCTGGACTATGCCAATCAAGTGTAAATAAATATGTTCCAGGTACGTTAGTCTTAGACCTATCAATGTATGACATTCTCATATTACTTAATGCTTGAAACTTTGTAACAGAAACGTGAGAACTAAAAGAGTTCCATAAAACAAGATTATGAATTGGTTCTTCTGGAACTCCTGGCTTAGCACAAAAAGCATTTATCGGCATACGCCACCAAATGCCACCATCTTCCATCATAAAATGAAACAATGGGCTTCTGGCTTTAATGCTTGACACTCCAAAAATTACACATGGAAAATATTTGTCATGACTATCTAACTGATCTCTTAAAAAGTTTCCACGCACATAGCACTCTATTGGTGGTATATTTGCATTTAACTCAGGCATTATTTATCAACTCCAATTGCTTTGTTCCAATTATTTATAGACCAATGACCAATTCCAACTGCATCTGCAATGTCATTGTCTAATATATCTTTATCATACTGCATATTGATAAACCTAATAGTCTTTTGTTTTCTTATTTCTCTTTCATTAGATTTGTGCCAGGCTTCTGACTTCCCTGGATTTTTTGATCTTATAAAAAACTTTTCATCTTTAGTTAACTTTCCATTACCTATAAATATTTGCCAAGTAATTGGGGCTACAGTTCCTATAACTTTTGTTCCAGTTAAACCAGCAGCACCTAGTAGCGCTCCTTGAACAAGGGCTAGATCAGCAGCAACCTTTGGGGAATTCATAAATACGGTATGCTCAATAACAATAGCCTCAAATCCACTATAGTAGTCAAAGAAAGCCTTTGTTTTTTTACAAGCATCCATTACCTTTTCATATGTATTATTTCCTTCAAAGTTTATTTTTCCAACTACACCCAGTGTTTTTTGTTGGGTATCAAACAAAGCAAAAGCAAGACTATTAGTACTAGCATCAATAGCGCAGATAGTTTTAGGAATAGTTTCTATGCCCCATTTATTCTTGCTCATATTCAATAAACCCCTTAAGTTCTTTTAACATTTTTGCTACTTGTTTTTCACTTACATTGCAATTAGCACAAAATCCAGAATCATTGTATATTGATAACTGTGTTTGGCAACCGCCCAAACAAAATCTTTTTTTGCCTTTTCTCTTTTGACGACGAGTTATCTGATACCTTTCGGTAATCTTATCTTTAGTTGCAGCATCTCTACATTCAACGCTACAGTAAATTTGATAAGTTACCTTCGGCTCAAAATATATATCACATCTGTCACAGAGTTTCAATCAGCCCCTCCATAGATTTGATTTTAACAACTCCAGTTCCTGCTTCATCGCAGGCTGCCTTGATAGGGCATGTCTTACATATCTTTGAGTTAGCACGATAGTTTTTTGTTGGAAGTGTGCGATCAACCCAAGCCTTACGAACCTCACGCATCCACTGGAATGTAGCATCAATCCACTGGCGGTAATAGTCGTCTACTTCAATTGGAAGTACTAACAATTCATGATTATTTTTATTTTCATAAATTAATACACCCTTTTTCTTACCAAGAATTTTCATATAGATAAGCAACTGAATTAGGTGACCAGCCTTGGGCTTCATTGAGTTCTTACGATACTCAAAGCCTTCGTTAAGCATTGTCTTAATTTCTCCGACAATCTCTTCGCCTTCCCAGTCAAGCATGGCATCGCCATAACCGAAGATGGGAGGATCATCATATCTAATCTTAAATTCTGTAGTTGGCTGATTATCATCATCACGGTAAACTTTTGCAACTCCAGCATTCATCATTGCATCTTGAATTCTACCGTGTGATAATGTTCCAGCAGTCATATTTGCTGCACCATAAGCATCTGCATTATCTTCAAATGTAGCACCATCAAATGCTAAATACCAATATCTTGGACACTCTCCATGGCTATAGGCAATTGTTGATGGAGCAAATGTTTTCTTAGTCTGGAACTTTGGACCACGATTTACAACGTATCCAGATTTTATCTTTTCAATTAAAGCATCTGCATCTAGGATTGTACTTGTTCTAGAAACACTTTTGAGCATAACTTGCTGTAATAAACTTTTCGTCATTATATCCCCTTGTTTTATATAAGTATAGCATGTTATCGCATTATGTATTTAAGTGCTGATACTAAATTGTTTACTGCTTCTGCTGCTGTGTAGTAAATATTTTTTTTTGCTCTGTTGTTCTTGTCAACATTTGCCATCCAAGTAGCCTTTAACGCTAACTTTCCTGCAATTGCCTGAAGTCTTACAATCTCAATGCTTGCTACTGGGGCAGGGATATCTGGTTTAATGATTAACTTAGCAATCATTGTTAGGGCTGTGTTTAGTTCTTCATCTTCCATAAACTCAGCAATTTCTGCCAAACCATTAATCATTTCTAGCGTTGTTTGTCCTGTACCTTCTGTCATCTTATTCTCCTTCTATTAACTGTTCTAGTAGTTCTAACTCTATTATAGCCAGACGTACCTTCTTTGTACCCTCGCCTAATACGATAACCAAGGCTGGATCCATACTCTTCTTGAGAGCATCTGTAACTGCCTTAGCCCACACATCCTGATTAAGAGTAAAAGATTTAGAGCATTCTTTAAAGTCTAGTACAAAGTTATGCCAAGAAGCATCTCCTTTAGTATTATTTCTTCCAGAGTTTTTATGTTGTTTAGCCCCTATCCTTTTGGACTCTCCTCTTTCACTCATCTTTAAAATCTGCTTTCTTTTTCTTTTGTGGAAGAAGGTTTACTTTAGAGATATGTTTTTCTGGACACATCCATGTTGCATCTCCGCTTTCAGCCCAATACCTTAAAGATGTAACCTCAACGTTACATTTTTTACATGGAAATTTTCCAGGATAGACAGTAAACTCTTTAGCCATTGTTCAACTTATCTTTTAGGCTTTGCTGTAAGTCAAGATCTTCTTTAACACGAGCAATAAAACCATCTCTTCCCTGAACCTTTGTGCCATCATCTAATTGATACCAAGCACCAGTTCTATTAACAAGTCCTGCAGCCTCTGCTGTGTCTACAAGATCTCCGATAGAGTCAACTCCAATTTCGTCTCCTCTAAAATAAAAGTCATACTCGCCTGATTGAAAACCTGGAGAAGTTTTTGAGAACTGCAGTTCCCATCTAATCTTTCTACCAATCTTTTCTTCAATCAACTTATCGCCAATCTTAATCTTGCCCTTAATGGCTTGATTATCAGACTCTGAAGAAAACAGTTTAATTACTGTTGACGAGTAAAATTTTGTAGCCTGCCCACCTGTTGGTTGCTGGCTTGTATACATTGCATTAATATTATTACGAGATTGTGAGATTAAAACAAACAGGGTTGGCTTTACTTTATTGTTAGCATAGTTAATCATCTTCCATGCATTACTAAAGTCTCTTGACTCTGCACCAATTTGTTTGGTATTTTCAAGTTGTTTAAGTTCATCTGAATCTTTTTCAAAGTAAATTGCTGGAAGCAAAGATGTAATTGAGTCAACAACAACAATATCTACACCAGCATTGATTAGGTTTGTTCCTACATCAACCATTTCATTAATCGTACGAGCCTGTGAGTAGATTAACTTAGATGAATCAACACCTAGGTGCTGTGCCCACTTTGGATCATAAGACATTTCTGCATCAATCCATGCACAAATTTTTCCTTCTTTTTGTGCTAAACCTATCATCTGAAGGCACAGAGAAGACTTTGCAGAAGACTTAGAGCCCCAGATAAGTACTTGACGACCATAAGGTAGCCCCCCTGCTAGTGCACGGTTTAAACCAAAACTAGGTGTTTGTGCATACTCTGTTGGTGGAACTGAGTCACCAATCATAATAGTCTTACGCAACTTAGGGTTAAGTTGTGCTAATACTTCTTCCATTGTTACTGACATTAGAATCGTACCCCGTGTTTTTCTGGTCTAGTTTTATTAAACTCTACCTTTTCTCTTAATGCTTGATCAAGTGATAATTTAGTATAACCTGCTTCAACCATTCCTGCATAAAGATCTAATGTACGAATAATAATATCCGCAAACTCTTTGGTGATTTCTTCTTCGCCTTTATTTTTTCGTACTGCTTCCATTACTTCTGTAACTTCTGAAACAATCATCATACATTGTTTAGCAACAAAAATATCGTCTATTGCATCACTATCTTCGGGAGTTCCCCAAAAGCCTTTTTCTACTGCAATCTTATGTAAATTAATTGCTAGGTTATCAAACACGTTATCGTACATTTACTTCCTCCATTATCACTGTTCCATCTTTTGTCTTTCCAAACTTAAACTTATAGGCATTGCCTTCTTCAATATTCATGTATGCTTGAGCAAATGATGTTGGGAATACTGTTACTGGATGTAAATCCCTACTTGTATCTGCAAGTGTAAGAGAAGCCATCTTCTTTCCAGCCTTTGTAATTCTTGGTTTAAAGGAAACAACAAACATCTCTTCATCTGTAAATGGCAACTGCTTATAGTTTAAGAACTTAATCAGTGCATTAGAAGAACCCTTAATCTCATCAATAGGGATAGCAGAAACAATTCTGTTATCTGTTGCAAGAAGTAGGTATGTCTTACCTGGCTCGATAATTGTTTGCTCTTCGTCAAAGATGCCTACAGATCCAGTCTTATCAAGGACCTCAACTCTAGACCACCCCTTACCACGCTTAATACTCTTTACCATTCCCATAATAATAAAAGAACCCTTCTCTTCAAAATCACAAACCTCTTGAATAAAAGCATGATAGTGAGAAGGAACTGTAATATTAAACTCTGGAAGATTTAAATAGTCATAAAGATTTTCTTTAATCTCTTGCTCATTACGTGGGTTATCTGGAAAGTTTGCAGCACCAATTACTCTTAAAGCCTGTAGTGCACGACTATTTACTCCATTACCCTTAGTAAAAGTAAACTCTTCTAACTCTTTATATGATTTAAAGGGACGAGCAGCAATATATTTAGAAGCAATGTTATCAGAAATATACTTAATAGCAGTTAGCCCAAACCTAATTCCTTTACCTTCAATCTTAAAGTCAGCACTAGAATCATTGATATGCGGTAACTTAATTGGAATACCCATACGCTTAGCCTCAATTAAATATTCTGTACGACCATCTTTATCCTTCTCATTTTTAAGAAGGGCAAACATAAACTCCAGAGGGTAGTAGTACTTTAACCACGCCGTCCAATACGAGACCGTAGAGTAAGCAACCGCATGAGACTTGTTGAACGAGTATCCTGCATGCGCTTCAAAGTCATGCCATAGATCAAGAGCCTGATTGGGACTAATATAGGCAGAAGCACCTTTAACGAATTTGTCTTTGAATACGTCAAACTCTTTAGCATCTTTTTTCTTGCCAATGATTTTTCTAACTTTATCTGCTTCCGACATGGACATACCGCCAAGGTATACGCATGCTTGCATAACTTGCTCCTGGTATAAAACACACCCATATGTATCCTCCGTAAACTGCTTCATGACCTGATGAGTATATGATACAGACTGTTTTCCATGCTTACGTGCAAGGTAGTCTTTACCAATAGTATTCATAGCGCCTGGTCTAACTAATGCATTTGATGCTGCTAATTCGTTAGACCAGGCGCTATGAATACTATTGGTAAAG